TGGTGTATTAGGCGATACAAGAGTAAGAGCAGGCACACAAATTATTGTGCAGTTAGAATTAGAAGATATGAAATTACAAAATTTTATGCTGGTTGAAAAAGTAACACATAAATTTGAAAACAATCATCACAGTATGGATTTGACACTGAAAGGAAACGGTATTTTTGATGGCTAATTTGGTTGAATTGATTAAACAGGCAGCAGTTGAAGCGGTGAATGCTTCTGATCCTGCTGCTTTTTATTTTGGTACTGTAACTAGTGATAATCCTTTGTCCATCAACGTTGAACAAAAGATGGATTTAACAAGTGAATTTCTTATTCTAACTAATGCAGTGAAGGACCATGTTGTAGAAATGACAGTTGATCATACAACTGAAAATGTATCACTTAATGCTGATCATACGCATGAAGTTGAATCAAGTGGTGATATAACTGTTACATCTAAACTGAATCCTGAACAACCAGGAACAACGATTGAAAATGAGGTTCAGAATACATCGTCAACATCAATAAGTGCAGTTAAAATTGATTTAACACATAAACACAGTTATAAGGGTAGAAAGAAGTTTACAGTTCATAATGCACTAAAAAAAGGTGAAAAAGTTGTAATGATAAAATTGCAAGGCGGTCAAAAATTTGTTGTTTTAGATCGTGTATAAAAAGGGGGAATGTTATGATTCCACAGAATGAATATGAATTAGAAAATGATGCTGCTTTAGATATTGAAGAAATACCGACACCAACACCTAGGATCATCATAGAAAAAAACAGGCTAATGGGTTCATGTGATGGGCTTGAAGCAATTAAACAGGCAGTATATTTAATCCTAAATGTTGAAAGGTACAGATATGTAATTTATTCATCGAATTATGGAGTTGAATTTGATGATCTGTTAGGTAAACCAGTTCCATATGTACTGCCTGAATTAAAAAGAAGAATTGAAGAAGCATTGACACAAGATGATCGCATTACAGGTGTTGATGGTTTTGAGTTTGAGACAAAAAAAGATACAGTGCATTGTACATTTACAGTACACAGTATTTTTGGGAATTTTGTAAGTGAAAGTGTGGTGAATATTTGATGTATGAAAATATTACTTTTGAAAAACTGATGGAAAGAGCAGTTGCGAGAATTGAAGAACAAAACTCTAATGTTGACACAAGAGAAGGTTCTATTGTCTACAATGCTTTAGCACCAGCTATTTATGAAATTATGGGAATGTATATTGAGATTGACAGAATCATGAATGAAACATTTGCTGATACTGCATCAAGAGAATACCTTATCAAAAGAGCAGCAGAACGTGGTATTATTCCACAGCCTGCAACAAAGGCTATTTTAAAAGGGGTATTTACCCCATCTGCACTTGAAATTCCTATTGGTTCAAGATTTTCATTAGAAAAACTAAATTATACAGTTATAGAAAAAATTGGTGATGGTCAATATCAGTTGGAATGTGAAACTGCTGGTGAAGAAGGTAACCTTCATTTTGGACAGCTTATTCCAATTAACTATATTGATAAGTTGGAAACCGCTGAACTTGTTGAACTGCTTATTCCTGGTGAAGATGAAGAAGATACCGAATCAATAAGAAAAAGATATTATCAGTCGTTAGAAGCTGAAAGTTATGGTGGTAACAAAATTGACTATAAAATTAAGGTTGGGTTAATAAAAGGTGTTGGCGGTGTTAAAGTCTATTCAGGTCATGAATGGAACGGCGGTGGAACTGTCAAAATCGTTATAACTGATTCTGATTTTGAAAAGCCTACGGATACATTAGTGAAGTCGGTTCAAAAAGAAGTTGATCCCGTTGCTACACCTGGTGAAGGTATTGGGATAGCCCCTATTGGACATATAGTAACTGTTGTAGGTGTTAATGAGGTTGAAATAGATATTAGTACCCAAATAATTTATCAGCCTGGATATTATTTTGAAGCTGTTAAAACAGATTTAGAAAAAGCAGTTGATGAATATTTACAAGGTTTGAATTCAGTTTGGGAAGATGAGAATAACATTATTGTTCGTATATCGCAGCTTGAAACTAGAATTTTAGGTGTAAAAGGTGTTCTTGATGTCATGAATACAACAATCAATGGGGTATCAGAAAATTATACTGTTCACAAAGACAGTATTGTTAAAAGAGGTGAATTAACTGATGGAAACTAGACTTATTAGTTATCTTCCACCTGTTTTACAGAATATCGAAGAATTTAAGGCGCTATATGGAACTGAAGATTATGAAATTGATGATTTGTACGCTGCACTTGAGATTCTTTTAAAGGATCAGTTTGTGCATGAAGCAACTGAAAATGGTATCAAAAGATGGGAGAAGATTTTAAAGATTATTCCTGGGGCTTCTGATACCTTAGATATGCGCAGATTTGAAATTTTAAATCGTTTGAATATCAAGATACCTTATACTATAACGATGCTTCGAAACAAAATACAAGCATTGTATGGGAGCAATTGTGATATTAAATATATCAATGATACTTATACATTGAAAATTTTTGTTCCTGCTATCGTAGATAAGGAACTTTTAAATTTACAAAAAATGTTAGATGTGATTATTCCAGCTAATTTAATTGTTAACATTATCATAAATGAATAGATAGAAAGGATGAGGAAATTATGAAATTTGAAAACAAAGTTTATGACACTTTAAAGTACGTGGCACAGGTGGTATTGCCATCAGTTGGAACGTTGTATTTTGCACTTGCAGGGATTTGGGGGTTGCCATTTGGAGAAGAAATCGTTGGTACAATCACTGCGATTGATGCGTTTTTAGGTGCTTTATTAATGATTTCAACCAGCCAATATAAAAAAGCGAAAGAATAGTGGGTGTTCCAATGTCGCAAGGTGAATTCTATGTATTATTATTTGGTGCAATTAGCGGCTTAGCAGTTGTTGTTGCACCGATTTTAAAACTTAATTCTAATATAACGAAATTAAATTCCAATATGGAGTATTTGAATCGTAATGTCGTAGAGAGTGAAAAAAGAATCAATGATATAGCTCAACAACAAAATATGACGGATAAAGTTCTTTATGAACATAAATATATCCTTAAAAATCATGAAGATAGAATTGATAAATTAGAAAAATAAGAGTGGTTGAATACTGCTCTTATTTTTATTACAGAAGGAGAATGAAAAATGGAAATAAAACAAAATTTAGTAAGCTCAAGCAAATATGATATTAAGTGCCCTTATGAAAGAACACCACAATTTTACGTTGTACACAACACATATAATGATGCTCCAGCAAAAAATGAAGTTTCATATATGATTGGAAACAATAACAAAGTATCTTTTCACTATGCTGTTGATGATGTAGAAGTTGTTCAAGGTTTACCTGAGAATAGAAGTGCTTTTGCTTCTGGTGATGGTGGAAAAGGACAAGGAAATTTATACGGTATTCATGTTGAAATTTGCTATTCTAAATCTGGTGGCGATAGATTTAACAAAGCTGAACAAAATGCAGCAAAATTTATTGCGGATGGTTTAAATGCTCATGGTTGGGGTATTGATAAAGTTAAAAAACACCAAGATTTTGCCGATAAATATTGCCCACATAGAACACTAGATATGGGGTGGCAAAGATTTTTAAACATGGTACAAGCTAATCTTGACGGAAATGCTCAACCATTGCCACAACCAACACCAGATAATGGCATATCAGTAAATTATCAAGTAAGAATTACTGCAAATAGTGGATTAAATGTTCGCCCTGCTGCTTCTGCCAGTGCTTCTAAAATAACTGCATTAGCTAAAGGAACTGTAGTTACTGTAGATAGAGAATCTAATGGATGGTTACATATCAGTCAAGGGTGGATTTCGGCTGAATATACTGAAAGAGTTTCTAGCGAATCTTCAGTGAATTATAAGGTTAAAGTTACTGCAAACTCAGGATTGAACGGTCGTTCTACTCCAAGCACTTCAGGAAGCAAAGTTACTGCTTATGCTAAAGGAACAGTCTTAAACATTTCAAAAGAACAAAATGGTTGGGGATATACTGGTACTTGCTGGGTTAAATTAGAATATACTAAAAAAAAATCACAAGGATCAACTTCTGGTGGCTCAAAAGCATTGGGTACTTATGAAGTTGCCGCTAGTGCTTTAAAAGTCCGCACAGGAGCAGGAACTAACTATAGACAAAAATCCAGAAGTGAATTAACTGCTGATGCTAGAAAACATGCTAATGCTAATGGTTCATTATTAAAAGGAACTCACGTTACTGTTAAAGAATGGAAAAACGGATTTGCTCGTATTCCTAGCGGATGGGTAAGTGGCGATTATCTAAAAAAGGTATAGTAATGAAACGTATAGAAGTATCTGTTTTAGCCGCTCTAGCGCTATTATCATTATTACTAGGAATTGCCCTAGTACAAGAAAAACAAACCACTAGAAACCTAAAAACCAATCTAGAATTAACAAAGCAGGAACTCTATGATGCTAGAGGTGATAGAGATTATTATAAATCTCAGTACCAAAAATATTTTGAACTGTCCGAAGAACTTCAAAATCAAATGGGAGTTTACGCACAGTGAGAATAATTCTAGTTAACAATGCTAAAGATTTAGATGGATTTCTTTTACCGTTATGCTTTTTTGGCGGGAATACCCGACTATTAGAGGAAAAAGAAAAGACCTGTATCATTCAATGTGATGATGCAGTTATTGAAGTATTAAAAGAGTACATAGTAAAACCCTAGCCTTAATCGGTTAGGGTTGTTTTTTTGTACTTTTTATTCACGTATTAAGTAATTTAAATATTCTATCCAATTATCAATATAAGTATAGGCTTCATCAATAGTCTTTATATCAAAGTTTTCTGATATTGGTTCTTTATCATATAAAACTTGAATCCACATTTTTCTTCCATTAAGTTTAATTCTTCCAATTTGCATATCTCTAAATGAAAAGTTAAGGCATTTATTTGACATACGATTATATCTTATTTCAGTATCTAAGTTGAAAGGTTTAATTGAGTTTTTGAATTCATTTATAAATTGTTTTTCCAATTCATTCAATTCAATATCTTCTTGATTATCCATCCCTTGTGAACGAATAATAGCATCTTTTAAATCTTCTTGCATATGTTCTTTAATTGTTTTACCATCTTCAAGTACAGTGTTAAGATATTCTTCATCATATGATAAATCATGTTTAGTTTTAATATCAATAGGATTATTTGATGTTTTAATGAGTGTTTCATTCATTGCCCTGTTTTCGTTTTCTATTTGTCTATTGGTATATTTTTCTAATACTTCATCATTATTGAGTGATGTTTTAATACTTTTTCCATATTCCTTATTTAAAGTTTCAGTATGATTTTCTTGTGGTGTTTCTTTTTTATTTTTTTTGAATTTCCACAGTAAAAAAATAATTACTAACAAAGCTGCTGAACACAATGTTATTGTATTATTACTAGCGTTATTTGCCTGTAAGACAGCTATTATAAACCCATAAGTTATAAATAAACAAAACCACTTTATAAATTTTTTCATTTATAAATCCCTCCCTTTGAACTAATTATACATTAATGATTTTAACGGTTCAATTAATGAAATAAATAACCTTAATGTAATTTTTCGTTGCTTTTTTGGTACTAAAAAGTGTCTTGAACAGTACCTCGTAAGTAACAAATAAGTAACAAATCGCTTGAAAACCTTATTCTAGCGTTGCTAAAGTTTCCTCATACTAGCCATGTTGAGACGATTGTAGCTTTAAAACGACGGTAAATTAAGGGGTTTGAGTGATAAAAATTGATTAAATGTACCTCGTAAGTAACAAATAAGTAACAAAATCAAGGCTCATAAAACCTTGATTTTGTTTATTTCTTCATTTAATTTATTTACCATTACGTGGGTATAGACATCCTTTGTCAAATCCTGAAATTTGTGCCCCAATATTTTTTTTACCATATAGCTATCTAGTTTGTACAGTTCTGCGAGTGTTCCAAAAGTATGTCTGGTATCGTGTGGTAGGTGATTCATATCTAATCTTTTCATAGTAGGGTAAAAAATATCTCTTTTATATACCTCATATGGAACTTTTTGTGTGTATGGCATAAATATGTCATTATTTCCTAAAATCTCTTTTATGAAGGGCTTAATAACATTGTGAATAGGGATTATTCTATCCTGTCCTGCTGAAGTTTTTATACCTGCAATAACATAAGAGACTTTTTTTATTTCACCATCGTCTTTGCAAATTTCATCGATATGGAATCTATCTTTGGAAAGATTTAAAAGTTCGCTAGGACGTGCTCCAGTAAAGATATAGATTAAAATTAATTTTGATTCAAACGTATTATCTTTATACAAGGTATTTATCTCGTCTATGGTAAATGGAGTATGTATTATTTTTGTTTTTTTATAATTGGTTGAAATGTTAATGTATTCAGTTAAATTTTCATCTTTTGTGATTGCACCTGTTATAATAGCTTGTTCAAATACTTTTTTTACTAATATTTTTGTATCAGACAGACTATCTTTAGATACTTTATCTTTGTATTTATCAAATACACTTTGTAAAACAGTTAATGATAATCTATTGATCTTAAAATCATGTATTTCTTTTAGGCGCTTGTAACATGCTCTGTATCTTCTTTGTGAACTGTTCGAAAGTTTGATTATATAGTCTTCATATACTTTATTGTAAAGTTCACTAAACGTCGGCATATTCTTTTCACGCTGATCAACAAGTTTTTGAAATGTATCAGGTGCTAATGCTTCAGCTTCTATATCAGTAATCTTATTTTTCTGACTAAGCCTATATAAAGTCAAAGCATCGTCAGCTTCATCCCATGTTTCAAAAGTTCCTAAAACTGATTGTATCTGTCTGCCTGTAATAATATCTTTTCCAGTGGTTATTTTTGCACACCACGGACGTCTTCGTTTACCTGATAATTTTATTACTGTCCCAGTGTTATTTGGTCTGCGCTTAAAAGTTTGCTTTCTAGCCATAATGAAAACACGTCCTTTCTTTAATTTGCCTTAGACGTGCTAATTTGTTATAATTAGGTACGTAAAAGGACTTTTGGTTAGTTACTTTACATTATAGTGATATTGGCGTATCACTTTACCACTCTATTGGCGTAGAGTGGTTTTTTTGTTATATAATGTTGCAGGTCTTAAATTATTTTACATACTTAGGATATTTTTTATTTACATGTTAGCAAATTGCTTTACATCTCATTATCAATAAAGATATTTAATATAATTTTTCTAGTCTATCTATAAAATTTGACGGTAAAGACAAAATATCAAAATACGGTTTGTTGCAAATTTTTAAATCCTTTATACTATCAAAATAATTAATGATTTCGTTAAGAAAAATTTTTCGTGAATTAGTTCTTGTTAGTGTGGCAACAATAATAATAACAGCAAATAAATCATTATTTCCATATCCATTATTCGTATAATCACTTTTAGTGATTGAACCATTGGATATTGTAAGTACGATGTTTTTGGGAAGTTTAGTTTTTATAGCGCTGGTATACGATCTATTTCCGTGTGCAATATTATTGCGATATGTTCTTAATATTTCCAATGCATGTGTCATAAAAACTTTGTAATCATTTTGAGATAAAGATTCATTGTGAATAATCATAGAACAAACAGAATCTTTATCTGAAGATTTTAAAATTTGAAACCATTTAATCATAGTACCAAGGGGAATTGTATTTGTAATTATCCAACATGGGATATGATTATGATTTTCAATATAATGATGTACACTTGTATTTCTACTTTCGTTCATAATTTCTTTGATTTTTTTAAGCGTACTATTCTTCATTTTGCAGTTCGCATAATTTATTTTACATAAATAATCATTTGGATTTTCATTATTTAAATCATTCAAGTCTGTAAAGACACCGTAATTTTCAGAAATCACATAAGATATTTTAGATTTTAAAGCTCGTTCAATTTCTAAAATATAACTAAATATAATATTATTTAATTTATTATCTATTATATAAATTGTATATAATTCTTCAAATAAAATAGGATAATCAAATTTATCATTTGTACTTGTAAAAATATGTTTATAGCCATTGATCAACCTGTAATATGATATATCAGATAAAAGTTCTTTAGCAGATTCTCTATCTTTAATAATAATGTTTCTTTCTTGCAATATATTTAACATTTCATCATAAGTTTTAAAAGGTTTATCATAAATGATATTTTTCGACAAAACAAAACACCCCTTTCTAAATGAAAAGGGTGTATGTTGGCCCCATCGAATGTGACCTTACGCTTCCTTTTCATTATATGCATATTTTTGTAAAATATCAATATTTTTTTACTAAATCACCTTTTACTATGATGCTTTTATTTTCTATGTTGATAGCTTCTATATCATTTTTATTTATGTTCAAATCTTCTTGAACAACTGTTTCTTTTGAAAATAAATTTGTATAATCAACTATAGCAGAAGACACTTTAGTTGTTTTTGGTGTTGAACATACAGAATATGTGGAAGTAGTAGTGATGACTTCAAGCGTAGCTTTATCAAATTCATAAACACCTAGTGAATTTCCATCTAAATCAAATATTTCATCACCAACAGCATAAATGATAACTGTATCACCTATTGTTAAATAATCATCTCCAACATCAACAATTAATTCTTTATCACTTAGTATTCTTATTACTTGACCAATGCAATTTGGTCCAAATTCTTGTTTGTCTGTGTAATTCATCTCTATTCCTCCTTTATATGTTTACCAAAAATATTCTTACTTTATTCCAAACTTCTTTTTTAATAATTCAATAATATCATGAACTTCTTTTTCGCACTGTTCTGCATATTCTTGTGGACACGTAAAATGGTTTTCAAAGATGTGAATAAGTTCATGTATAGCAGTTGTTTGCTGTTGACATTTGCAGCAGCGTGCATTAATGGTAACTAAATATGACTCACCATTATAATATGCAAATCCCCTCACATAAGAGGACATACTTTCCAGCACTAAACTAATATTGTGCCATCTTAGAAAGTCCTCAAATTCCATATAATCATCTCGTTTCTTTATTAAATGTATCGATGATTTTTAGTATTTGTTCTAGATCCTTTGGTTCTAGTTTTTTTGCTTTATCAAATAGAATAGCAAGTTGATCATTTTCAACTATTTCCTTATATAGTTCTAATAATTCAGGTTGATTTTTCAAATATTCAATATTTTCTTCATAGTCACCTAATTGTGAAAAATTAGGATCATCTACAGTTCCAACTATAATAGCAGGGGAAATTTGTAGTATATCAGCTAATGCTGCGATTCTGCTTCTTTTCATATCACCTATATTACCACTTTCCCAACGAGATACGGTGGCTTCGCTAACATCACAAGCACGAGCAACATCTTTCATAGTTAAACCTAAACTTTTTCTTTTTTGCTTTAATATATCTTTAATTTCCATATTATGTGCACCTCATTTTCTTATTTAAATTATAAGCTAAACATTACGTAAATGCAAATAGTATTGCATAAAAGTAAGTATTTATGCAAAAACGGTTGACTTGCGTATATGCAAGTGGTATTATACTTACGTAAACGCAAGGAGGTGATTGAAATTGAATTGGATATTATTGGAAGCTAAAACCAAAGAACATGGTCTTACTAATGAGGAAGTTGCAAACGCTTTAAATATTGCTCCAACAACCTATTATCGTAAAAAAAGAGGTGAAACTGATTTTTATCGTGAAGAAATACAGAAAATACGAAAAATCTTAGAATTATCATCCTCAGATGTTGATGCTATTTTTTTTGATCGATAACTTACGTTTAAGTAAGTAGAATTACTAATTCATCGACCAAATAAATTATAACTCTAAATAAAAATGAGTGTCCTAAAAAGACACAAATTAAAAACCGTAAAAATAGAGTTAAAAGTAAAAATCTACAAAGAAAGGAGAGCTATATGAAAATATTTGGCACTGATTTAGGTATTAAGTATATTTTCGTGAAAGACCAAAATGGAAATGAATATGGCGTCCAATTTAGACATGGACCATTTAAAGGTTATCACGATATCAGCTTATACAAAAAAGAAGGTAAGTATGGAAAATTCATTCATACAAAGGATAGTGAATTTTACAAAGACAATGATGAATTTGTTGAAGTTAAATTAGTTTATCCATCATTGATAAAGCTACCTAAAGAAATATGGATATTATTTAAAATTGAATATTGGCGATTAAAACGCAAAATAAAAAAGCGTATTAAACTGCGCTAACAGATAAAATACGCTAAATATTGTTATAGCACTTTGACTATAACATAACCTACTGAATTGGCTTCGACAATTATATATCCATTGTTTTCTAATTCTTCAATCGCATCTCGTTGTTGGTCTTTGATGATTGCATCAGAAGAAAAATAGAAATTCGGATTTTCTTTTAATTGTTCAAGAATTTCAAAAGCCATATCAGACATTATAATCACCCCTTTTCATTGAAGGATTGTATCAAAAATAAGGTGGTAGGAAAAGAAAGGAGCGTTATGAAGAAAACATACAAAAAAATAGTCCAATGGCTTGAAGGGGTTCGTACCGTTGAACTAACTGCTATTAATATCATGATAATTACTATTGCAATTGTAATTACAGTATTAAATATAGCGATAAAAACATTTAAATAAAAAATGGAACAATAACAGCTAATGCTGCAAATATTGCACCAATTATAGCAATGATTCTATCTATTTTACTTTGCTTATCTTGTTCTTCAAATTTCTCTTCAAGATAACGAATCATTATAGTTGAATCATTAGAAGCATCATCACGAAGTCGCTTTGCTTCTTCAGGAGTAAAGCTACGCATTATATTCACCTCGCTTTCAAGGGTGATTATAGCAAGAATTAAAGAAAAGGAAGTGAAAAAATGGCAAGAGAATATTTAACAGATGAAGAAGTTGAACTTGAAATACAACGATTAACCAATTCAAAAGAAGTCAAACTTGCAAGGCTTGAGCAAAGATTGAAATATTTGCAAAGACAACGCTTATACAATCTAAGACATTTAGAAAAGCGGGGCAAGAAACTAATTGAACAGGGAATGACTGCTGAGTTGTTAAGGACACAAGCGGATTGTTTAGAAGAAATTTAAAGGAGTGGTCATATGAATGAAGTGCAAATTAAATATGAAAATAATCAAATGCTTGTAACTAGCTTACAAGTGGCAAAGGATTTTAAAAAGGAACACCAACATGTATTAAGAGATATTAGAAAAATAATATCTAATGGGGGTGTCCAAAATTGGACAGACCTATTCCACGAAACAAAATACATCCACGAACAAAACCACCAGGAATATCCTATGTATTTAATGAATCGTGATGGATTCACATTATTAACAATGGGGTTCACTGGTAAAGAAGCACTTGAATGGAAACTTAAATATATTAATGCATTTAACAAGATGGAAGCTAAATTAAACAGTCCTGAATTCATTATGAACAGAGCATTAGAACTATCTAAACAAAGATGCGATGCGCTTCTTCTTGAAAATCAAGAACTTAAGCCGAAAGCATTATTTCCGATGCAGTAGCAACAAGCAAAACTTCAATATTGGTAGGTGATTTAGCAAAGATTTTAAAACAAAATGGAATCAATATTGGTGCAAATAGACTATTCGCTGAACTGAGAGATAAAGGCTATTTAATCAAAAGAAAGGGTAGTGACTGGAATATGCCTACTCAAAAAAGTATGGATATGGAATTATTTGAAATCAAAGAACATACACACATTGATGGTAATGGGTGCAATGTTACTACGAAAACACCTAAGGTAACTGGAAAAGGGCAGGTGTATTTTGTTAATAAGTTTTTAGGTGACAGATTATAGAAAGGGGGTGAGGAAAGTGGACGAATACAACATTAGTGTTGAGGAGGTAATGAAAATAACACACAAAGGACGTGAATGGATACTTAATGCAATCGAGAGAGGTTCATTTCCTGGAAGTATTACTATAAGTCCTGGTGGTCGCAGAAGTGCTCATATCCCTCGTAAAGCATTCTGGGATTATATGGAAAATGACCATGTACTGGTAGATGGTAACTACATTGAAGAAGCAGCAAAACGAGTTGCAGAAAAAGCATTGACTGAATTAATGCCAACGTTTCTTTTCGAAATAAAAAAAGCCGTTGCTGAGAACAACGACTAACAAAATTAAAGCATCTTCATTATAGAAGATATTCAGGAGGAAGTCAAAATGGAAGATAAGATTAGGGCTTTAGTGAAAGAATTATTTGATTCAGGTATGACTTTAGATGAAATCATTGAAACTGTAGCATCTATTGCGATGACTGAGGACTTTAAGAGGAGCACCAACCATGAACCTCAATAATCTAAGACCTCGTGGAATTTTAACAATTGTTGCAGTTGTTTACATATTTGTTGAATTACTAACGGGAGTTATAGGGATGCTCTTATGAAAGATAAAACATTTATTAAAATTCTTAGCATACTTTTAGTTCTGTTTATTGCGCTAAGTGTTTACCAGGTATTAGTAATTAGAAATTTAAAGTCTAGTCTCGAGACGGTGACAAAGGATCGGGACTGGGTGATTGAAAAATATAACCAAAAGGAGAAAGAAAAATGAAAAATGTAAGGTTGAAACAGATGAAGTTGAGAAACTTCAAGGGAATCAAAGAGCGTGATATTGATTTCAATTTGTTAGATACAAATATCTATGGAAAAAATGCAACAGGTAAAACGACATTAGTAGATGCTTTCAGTTGGCTGTTCTTTAATAAGGATTCAAGTGGTGCAAGTGATTTTGATGTTAAGACAAAAACAGCTGATGGTGAATATCTTCATAATTTAGAACATTTGGTTGAAGCAGTTGTTGAAGTAGATGGAACTGAAACTACATTTAAAAAGGTGTTCAAAGAAAAATACACTAAACAGCGTGGAAGCACTACAGCAGCATTTACAGGACATACCACTGATTATTTTGTTGATGATGTACCACGTAAAAAGAAAGAATACGATGAAACAGTTAATGAACTGTTTGATAGTAATATCTTTTCGATGATCACTGATCCATTTTATTTCAACACAAGAATGAAATGGCAGGACCGAAGAAAAACTTTGATTGATATTTGCGGTGATGTATCTGATGAACTGGTGATTAATTCACTTAATGATTTAGCGCCATTACAGCAGTTATTGAATGGCAAGAGTGTTGATGATTTAAGAGCGCAGCTAAAATCACAAATGAAGCCAATAAATGATGAATTAAAAACTATTCCAATAAAAATTAATGAAGCGAACCTTGCAATCCCAACTGAAATTGAAGAAGTTGATAAAGAAAAATATAAGTTTATTAATGAAAGAATTAATGAACTGGAAAATAAAAAGCAAACAGTTTTAAACGGTGGAGCAGCTGCTGAAAAAGAAACTGAATTAATTAAATTAAGAAATCAAAAGTTATTAGTTCAAAATGAAGTTCCTGATGTCAAAGCACTTAAAGATGAAGAGTATAGTTTGAACATTCAAATTGATTCATTGGAGCATAAAAAAGAGCGTGCTGAAAATGAAATACAAGTAAAGAAATCAATGCAAGATGCAAATAAAAGCAGACGTGATCCTTTAAGAAAAGAACGTAATGAACTTGAAGCAAAATATTATGACAGTTCAAAAAATATTTGTCCTGAATGCGGTCAAATGCGTACGCAAGAACAAATAAAAAAATTCGAAGAAGAATTTAATATATATAAATCAAACAGATTAGAAGAATTGAATGCTAAAGGCTTATCTTTGCTGAAAGAATATAAAGAACGTTCTGTTGAAATTGATGATTTAGAAAATAAAGTTCAGGAATATCAAAACATGATTGATGAAAGCAAAGTGAAGTTAAGTGAACTTACTAAAAAAATCGCAAATATCAACGAAGACTTTGCAAAAGAACAAGAACCAAAAATCAATGCAATTGATGAAAAGATTGTTAATGCTGAACGTGAAATGGAATTCTTGAAATCTAATACAGGTGAAGAAGTTGCAAAGATTAATGAGGAAATCGGCATGTTAAAAGAGCAGCGTTCACATTATGAAGAAATAAAAGCAAAAGAACGTCTCGCTAAAACTCAAATAAACCGAATTGCCGAACTTGAAGCAAGAGAAAAAGAACTATCTAATCAGTACAACGATATGGATAAGATGCTTTATTTAACAGATTTATTCATCAAAACAAAAGTAGCCATGCTTACTGAAAAGATTAATAGTCACTTCAAGTTATGTAAATTTAATCTATTTGAAGAACAGATTAATGGCGGTTTGAACGAAGTTTGTGAAGTAACGGTTAATGGTGTTAATTACACTGATTTAAACAATGCAATGAAGATAAATGCGGGCTTGGATGTTATCAATACAATTTGTGATTATTCAAATACATATGCACCTATCTTTATTGATAATGCTGAATCAGTTAATGAAACAATTAAAACCAATTCACAACAAGTAAGATTATATGTAACTGAAAATGATGAAACATTAAGAATTGAAAATAAATAGAAAGAGAGAAAGAAAAATGACAACACAGGAAAATAGACAGGTTGCAGCACCTAAAACAGTACTAACAAAAGTAGCAGATTTATATCTGCCTATGATTCAAAATCAATTAGAAGGTTATGGAATACAGCTTTCAGATTACCAAAAGGAATGCGCATTGAATGCCATTTCATCAATTAATAATCTGTTAGAAGCAAATGGGTTAGATTTTAATAGCGAAAAGCTGGATAAATCAAATGTAAAAGATATTATTCAACGAGTTACATCACTTCAATTAAATCCATTGGCACAGCCAAGAGAAGTATATTTTCAATTAAGAAATATCAAAGATAAAAATGGAAACTGGATCAAATCTTTAGAAATGGGCATTGAAGGTGACGGGAATGATGCATTAGTTAGAAGATTTGGGGTAGATGTAAAAAAAGTATGCCCTTATTGGGTAGTTCGTGAAAATGATATTTTCGAATATCCATCATATAACGGTTTGGAATTTACACCACCTAAATGGACACCAAAGGGAACAGGTAAGATATCTAAGATTGTTTATCCTGTTATTTCAACTGATAATACTATTCATTTCTATATTGGTGAACGTGATGATGTCATTAATAATTTAATGGCTCATATTAGAAATAACATGATGAATGAAACGTTTGGTATTTGTCAAGACCGCTATAAAGCAACTGCTGAACAAAAAACACAGATTGAAGCAAAGAAAAAAGAAATGCTAGAGAAAGCAAAAGGGTTAGGTTTTGAAGTGATTCATAGTGACGAATTTTCTAAATGGATTTCACCATCATGGAAAGACAATGAAGAACAGATGATTATTAGAAAAATCAGAAACAACATTACAAAGAAAATCCCTAAAAATTTCGGTTCATCTTATACTATGAATGCATATATGGAACAAGCTGATGAAACTTATAAAAATATCAGAAAAGAAGTGAATGAATTTCAGGCAACAGAAGTAATTGAATTACCAAAAACGGAACAATTGCAAGAGCCACAGGAATCGCTAAAACAAGCGCATACAGAGCCAAAACCACAAACACAACCGAATGCACCTAAAGAAGAAAAACAAGCCACAGCGCAAGTGAAACAAGAGCAAATGGGAATTGACTGGTAATGGAAATTAAACCGATAGCAAGCAGCAGTAAAGGAAACGCTTATTTAATAAGCGATTTCCAAACTACTGTACTTATTGAATGTGGGATACCACTTAAAGAACTAAAAAGAAAAACAAACTTTATTGTTCCTAGTGTAATTGATGCTTGTTTGGTGAGCCACGTTCACCAAGATCATTCTAAATCGCTAAAAGATTTATTGAATGCAGGTGTTAGGTGCTACGCACTGAAAGAAGTATTTGAAGCTAAAGAGATTAATAATCATCACAGGGCGAAAAGGCTTAAACATTTAAAGCAGATTGATATAGGCACATTTAAAATAATTACTTTGGAAATGAATCATGATGTTCCTTGTGTTGGTTTCCTTATTTATTCGGTTGTGACGAATGAAAAGCTGTTATTTGCAACCGATACATATATGATCAAGTACGCTTTCCACGGGCTTGATTACATAATGATAGAAGCGAATTATGATATTGAACTTGTTGAAGAAGATGCACAAAGAAAAAGGCTTATCCAAAGCCATATGAGCATAGACACAACTATTCAATATTTGAAATCTATCGATCTGTCAAAAGTTAAGAGAATCTATTTGATGCATCTGTCAAGTAGACATTCAAATGAAGAAGATTTTAAAAGAAGGGTACAGGCAGCAACGGGAAAAGTTGTTGAAGTGTGCCAAGAATAAAAAATAATACCCCACAGGGTATAGAAAGAAAGAGGAAAGAGAAATGGAAAATACAATGTTAAGAGATTTAGGAGAATATATTGAACAATTAGTTAATGGTCAGGTTGAGCCTGAGATTGTTGAACATGAAGGTGTTGATTATATCAGAACATCACATGGATATGAACAATTAAACAAACCAAAAACACGCAAAATCGAAGCAAATAGCTTAGATGGCTTAATTAAATTAATCAAAAACACTAATAAAGATGCATCTGATGTGTTTGGAATTTATTCACCTTTGATTGTAAGAGTTGATTTTAATTGTATTGAAGTCATGAGTGCATTAAATGCTGATAAAAGTAGAAATTATCTTTTTGAAGCTAACCCGATGATTCCATCATTAAGAATTGGTTATGATATGTCGGTTGAAGAAATGATCATCTTGTTATCAACTTCATTCATCATGACTGAAAATACAGAAAAGTTCATCAATTCATTATCTTCACTAAGAGTTGTTGAAGAAGTTGAATTTAATGATGATGGTGTTGGTCAAACAGTTACAGCTAAAAAAGGTGCATCAGTGAATGCGAAGTTCCAGGTGCAGCCTATCGTTAAGTTGAAACCTATTAGAACTTATGAAGAAATTGAACAAGTAGAATCTAAGTTCTTATTTAGAGTTAATAAAAATGGAACTGTATGCTTGCGTGAAGCTGATGGCGGACAATGGAAATATGAAGTTCAAAAAAGAATCGTTGCTTATTTAGAAGAATATTTAAAAGATTTGATTGAAGAAAATAAAGTTGTTGTAGTTGGTTAGAGGTAAGAAAAATGGATGAATTAGTTAAAGCAAAAGATGTTAAAAAAATTGGTATTCTAGGAATCCAAAACGGACAGATCATAAAAAATATTGATTATGAATTAGAAAAAATCATTAAAAATATCAACGATATAAATACGGATGATAAGCCACGTGAATTAAATGTAAAAATTAAGATTATTCCTATTAACAATAAAAAGCAACTGGTAATTGAATGTACACCAACCGCTAAACTAAGACCACTTAATACGGTCCAATCAACATTATTTAATATCCAGGAAACCGATAAAGAAACTGGTGTTGTATTTAACAAATTACAGGAAATTACAGACGTAGCAGTAGGACAACTTAACATTGATGGAGAGGTACAGGAAGCACCCGAACCTATTTATATTGGTGTGGATATGTAAGAGGTAATCGAGATGTTAGAACAGTTAAAAGAGTTATTAGAAATGCAGCGTGTTCTTGATGAAGCGATTTTAAAAGAACATGGCAATATATATAATAAAAAGATTGCAGATCAAATGAAAATTGCTTTATTTGTTGAATTAGGTGAGCTGATGAATGAAATGCCTACTAAATTCAAGCATTGGAAAAAGACAGCCAAAGACAACAGAGAAGCAGCACTTGTTGAATATGTTGATGCATTGCATTTTCAAATGTCGTTATTTAATTATTATGAATGTGATATTTTTGAACCCTATCATAACTATTATGAAAAAGAGGAAGGCTATTTTTGCGATGATATTGGTAAGTGTCTTATTGGTTCAGTTGAATCTTGCAGCTTTACCATAGGTCTATCATATTTGTTTGATTTAGGCTACATTCTAGGCTTCACATGGAGTGAAATATATGAAACATATAAAGCTAAGAACGCAGTTAATTATGAAAGGCTAAAAAATGGGTATTAATTATGATTTTATCAATTGATCCAGGGAATGAGTATTCAGCTTATTCCCTGCTAGATAAAAATTTAAAGCCTGTTAAATTTGGCAAAGTATTAAACCATGATTTATTAATAATCTTGGAAGAATTATTTTTAAGTGAATGTATAACAGATGTTGCTATTGAAATGATTGCATCGTATGGCATGGCAGTAGGCAAAACAGTGTTTGATACTTGTGTTTGGATTGGTAGGTTTTATCAGCTTATTAGTGAACGATCAAATATAAAACCTACATTCATATATCGTAAAGATGAAAAAATGCGTATTTGCGGAAATATGAAAGCGAAAGATTCTAACATTAGGCAAGCGCTAATAGATCGATTTGCAAATCATGATTTTAAGAACGGAAAAGGAAATAAAAAAAATCCTGATTGGTTTTATGGATTCAAAGCTGATGTTTGGGCTGCATATGCGGTTGGAGTAACATATCATGAATTAAAAAAAGAAATTTAAATTTTAGATTGTAAGAGTTTTTTAATTGAATAGGTATAAATTATCGGAAAGTTAAAAATCTCTTAACAGGCATTAAATAAATGAAAAAATAGAGGTGTTTATATGGTTTTGATCGTTATATTAATAATTGTCATTGTTATTTTACTGTTAACTGTAGATAAATTAATTCGTGAAAGGAACTATTGGAAACAGGTTGCTTATGAAAAGCAGCAAATAATGAATAAATGGTGGTATGAAGATAACTAAAAAAGATTTAGCAATGTATAAAGAAGCACAAGAAATTAAAACAGCCACGTGTAATATCACGCAGGCAAGGTTAAGACAAACAAAATACGGTTATTATCGCTGGAAGGCTTCAGGTCTTAGCATTTCAAAGTATCTTTACATTGCAGATAATGAAGATAAATTCTTCGGAAAGGAAAATGAGAATGTTAAATAAATTATGTTGTATTGGAAGGCTAACAAAAGACCCCGAATTGAGAAGAACACAACAAGGCACCGCAGTAGCATCATTCAATTTAGCTTGTAATCGAACATTTAAAAGTGCAGATGGACAGGAAGCGGATTTTATACCTTGTGTTATTTGGAATAAGGGGGCAGAAAATGTTGAAAGATATTGTTCCAAAGGATCGTTGATTGCGATTGAAGCTAGGATGCAGTCAAGAAGTTATGATAATTCACATGGACAAAAAGTATTTGTTCTTGAAGCAGTATGTGAAAGCGTTCAGTTTTTAGATAGTAGAAATAAAGAAAATAAAGCACCTGAGCAACAAAATAGTTTTAATGGTTCGAATAATAATTTTGATATATCAGAAGATGATATACAGTTTTAGAGGTGAGTATTGTGGCAAAGTCTGATAAAAAATACTACTGGTTAAGGCTGCAAAAGGACTTCTTCAAAAGGCACGATATAAGGATTGTTGAATCTATGCCAAATGGAAAGGATTATATACTGTTTTATTTGAAGGTTATATGTGAATCAGCAAATCATGGTGGAAATCTAAGATTTAGTGAAACAATACCATATAGTGAAGAAATGCTTGCAACTATTACTAACACAAATGTTGATGTTGTAAGAAATGCAATCAAGATATTTCAAGAGTTAAACATGATTGAAGTATTAGATAATGGAACGTACTTTATGCATGAAGTACAAAATATGGTTGGATATGAAACAGAATGGGCAATAAAAAAGCGTGAATATAGAAAAAAAGTGAATGCCCAAAATGTATTGCAAAGTGAAAATAATGCAATTAAGGCATTAAAAGGTGGACAATATGAGGACAATGTCCTAAACGTAAGGACAAATAAAGGACAATGTCCTAAAAAAGAGGACAATGTCCGACAAGAGAAAGAGAAAGAGATAGAGAAAGAGATAGATATAAATAATAATATATATATTGCTCAGAGCGATAAAATCACTCATGAGCCAACACCCATCGAACCATCTGTTATTACTATAACTTTGAATGACAAATCAGAATATCCGATCTACCAAAGTATGATTGATGAATGGAATGAACTATACCCAAATGTTGATGTACTTCAAGAACTTAGAAAAATGAAAGGCTGGTCAAATGCTAATCCTGCAAAAAGAAAGACTAAAAAAGGAATTCAAAGATTTATTAATGCATGGCTCGCAAGAGAGCAGGACAAACCTAGAAAAATCCAACAACAAACTACAAAAGACTTGGCATCAAATTTAGATTTCAATGAGTTCTACTAATGACACCAAATGAATTTACTAAAGCTATGACATTTCTAGGTTTGAATTATAATAAAGGTTTTACAACCGAACATATACAAATGCTGTATCCGAGATTTGCTAGTTACAGTTATGAGCAAATCAAGGAAGCAATACGTAAATGTATCGATAATGAGAAGTACATAAACAATATAGCATATGACTTAGGGCAGTATTTGCCTTCTGTGGAGCAAAAAATGAATAAAGCGTTGGAATATGCCAATGACTTCAAAATGTGCCCTAGAACTAAAAAAATATGCCCACTTGATCCAGTATGGATATGGGCAGTAACTAACTTTGATTAAAAAGAAGGGGATAGGAATGCTGAATATAATATTAACCATATTGTTGGTAATGGCTTTATTTACATTAGGTTGTTTTATTATATTGAATTCTCTTGAAGAAAGATATAGGGAATTGGAGGAAAACAAGAATGTTAAAGATAGAAAAGATTAAAGACGAGATTAAAAATTTTGATACAGATGTTACTGCTGATGAGAATCTCTCTTGCTGGTTATATCGAATTACGACAAATCCCAGTATTAACAAACACAATTGCAGTGGATTAGTATGTTCAGAGTGTTTAAGGCGGTCGTTGCTGGACTTATTAGAAGAATATAAAGAACCGATTAAATTAACTAAATTAGAACATGAATATTTAAAAGTTGCTAAAAAAGAGGGATTTAATTTTATTGCAAGAGATAAAGATAATAGATTGTATGGAACTAGCGAAAAACCTAAAAAGTATAATACAACGTGGGCTAATAGTGGTACTTATATAGGCATGTTCAAGTCAACATTTAGTTTCGTTAAATGGGAAGATGAAGAACCTTATAACATCGATGAAATATTAAGTAATTGTGAGGTAATGGAAGATGAATAGAAAAGAATATGAAGAAAGAATAGCAAAGCTAGAAAAAGAATTGAAGGAATTAAAAGAAGCGGAAATTGAAGATGATGAGTTTCCAAGACTTGGAGAGCAATATTGTTTTGTTGATACAGATGGGTATGTTGTTTATGCTCATTGGGGCGATAACACAATTGATAATTACCGCAAAGATTTTTTAAGAATTTTTAAAACCAAAAAAGAATGTGAACGTTATTTAGAAATTCAAAAAGCATTTAAAGATGAATCTAAAAACTTTGAGCCAAATTGGAAAGATGGCAATCAAGATAAATATTATCTTTATTACGACCATGACGAAAATAGTGTTGAGATTAGTTGGAATACGTGGTGTGGGCAAGCAATTTTATATTTCGAAAGTAGAGAAGTATTAAAAGAATTAATATCACGTTTTGGCGAAGAAGATATTAAAAAATATTATTTTGGAATAGAGGAATAAAAGATGACAAATAAAAAAGTTAATCCAGCGGACATATTAATTAGTCCGCTTGGAATGGAAAATTTATTAGTTATTGATCAATCAAATGATGAAGTAATTAAAAATAATGAATTACTTTTGGATAAACCGTATTTTTCTTTAGAAGAGGTGTTAGACGGTTTAAATAAAGACGGACATTATTTAATTATTGTCGAGGGTCCGTTACATGGTGAAATTTATCGATATAACAATTATGGTGGACAAGAAGTGTATTTGATTGGAAAAACGTGCGGGTACGCATGAAAGGAGAGAAAACAATGACAGTAATAGTTGAAACAACTTCTTTAGCAGAAGAAATAGTTTTTAGAGATATTATAAGAATTGAAGATAAGGAAGAATGGATTGTTTTAAATGATAAAAATGGTCGGTGTTTACCAATGCCAAAACAAGGCATTGAAAACATAAAAGTTTTAGATATTTTAACAAATAAGGAGGGTTAAATAATGCCTAAATATAGAAAGAAACCTGTAGTTGTAGAAGCTATTCAATGGACGGGAAGTAATTTAGAAGAAATACGCAATTTTGTTGGTAGTGATTTAATTGAAAATTATATAGAACATTTTGATATAGAAAGGACATTAATAAAACAAACGCTAGCTGGAATTGCAATCAACACATTAGAAGGAACAATGATGGTTAATTATGGTGATTATATAATAAAAGGCGTGAACAATGAATTTTACCCATGTAAGCCCGATATTTTCTTAGCAACTTATGAGGAGGTAATTGAAGATGGGTATTTGGATTAGAAGTCAAGATAAGTGTAAAATGGGCAAATATGCGGAGTTTTATATAGTTGATAGTTACGATGGTGACTTTGAAATATATGGGTGTACTTGTAGCGATGAGTCAAATATGTTAGGTAAATATGATAATAAAGAAAAAGCAGTCAAAGTATTGGATATAATACAAGAACATATTGAAAGTAACAAAAGTGAATTTTGGAATCGCAACTATGGCGAAGAATGGGGAGGAAGCATTGTGACACATGGCAATAATGTATTTCAAATGCCACGAGATATTATAATCGATGACGACGAGGTTTAAATAATGAGATTTTTAACAATGTTAGCAACAAAATGTAAAGTGTGTAAAAAACGAAGCATTTGTAATTATAAAAGAATGGTAGCTTGTGCATTAGCTGAATTACCACTACAACATCATGTGGATTATGCTATGGATATGAAAGCTGATTGTGTTGCACCAATGATTAGAAAAAGAGATTTAAGAGATATTTATATTAGTGAAAATGTAAAAGTAACTATTGATCTTGAAGATGTTAAAAAGGAAATTGCAAACCAATTTTATAACCCGTTAAGAGTTGGAAATATAAAATAATGAGGTGGAAGTATGAGTAATTCAAAATATCAAGAAGCGTTAGATAGACTTTGTGAAAATGATTATTTCGATGAAAATGGTAATTGTAACTGTGATCTAATTGTAATGGATCGTATTTTATTACAAGAATTAGTTGATAAAGCAACGCCTAAACGTCCAATTTTAAATAAGATATGGGAAGATGAAGATACAAAAAACATTTATGATGAATATGGTCGTATAAATGAAACGCTGTGCGTATGCCCTAATTGTGGAGAAAGTGATATATACGATTTTGAATATAATACAAGATTTAAGTGTTGTTCTAATTGCGGACAAGTAATAGATTGGAATGATGAACAATGATAGATAAAAATAAGTTAATTACTGAGTTAGATAAATTGGATTGTATAAGTAACATAAATTACTACACTAACAATTGCAATTCCCATGATGATATTGTAAATACGATTGAAGAAATATATGAAGCTAAATTAAGTGCTAAAGAAATGTTCGAGGAACTAGGATATACATATTATAAAAGTAACAATATGATTCTTTATGAAATAAGTGAAATAAACTACTTTCTTTTTAGCCCAAATAAAGAAATTACGGTAGGTGATTATGGCATAGACGTAGCTACATTGAAAGCAATTAATCAACAATGTAAAGAACTGGGGTGGATTTGATGGAAAATAAAGTAACGATTTACAAAGGTGAAGTAATGCATGATTTGAAAGCACTGTTTGATAATGCTGGTGATTATTTTAAAGATGAATATGAGCTTGTAAAACAATATATCGAACAGTTGGAACAAGCATTAGATAAAGCATGCGAAGTGATTGACGATATAACCAAAGACAACGCAACGGAATTTTGTCCAGCTACTAAATTTAATTGGCTACCAAGTAATTGCAATGAACATACATGTGAAAATGGTACTAAAGAATGTTGGAAAGAGTGGTGTATAGAAGATGACGAGTAGAGAAGAATGCGAAAAGGCGTATTTGTATTTATTAAAACATTGTTATGAAGCAACGAAAAAAAATGACACTTACGATTTTGCACCAAGTGGCTTTAAAGAAAGCGAAGTGTTTAAGCAATTAATCGAAGAACATTTTGAATTAGCAGAAAATACAGAAGAATATAAACATTTTAAGTTGCATAGCGATAGTAGTTTAAAAAATCTAACGAAAGTTGAATTAATAGACTACATTAAGATGCTATATCATAATTGGGGCGTTGCTGATGAGCAATTAGCACATAGTCTCAATGCGTATAACAACTTAGAAGAAAAATACAAATCAATAGATTTTACACTGGACAAACAATTCGAACATATTGAAGAAATAGAAAAAATATTAGACGTATGTGGAATTGTTGCAATTAAAGAAAGAATTAAAGAACTAACAAATATTAAACCATACAAGTTCGAAGATTTAAAACCTAATATGTGGCTATGGAATGATAAAAGAAAACGGTGCTTTAGATTAACAGATGCATTTATAAGAGCGGGTACAAAATATTATAGATGGCTTGATTTATCAAGCGGTAAACTTGTTCGGGAAAGATTTGTTGAGGGTCAACTTTACCCGCCGACTAAGGCTATGGAGTATCAGGAAGGAAATTAAAGATGATGGAACACAAAAAAGTACTGATGATTGAATTATTGAATCTTTATGAGCAGAGGCAGTTTGTAAAACCTAAATGTTCAAAAATCATCATTGATGAATATATTAGAAAATTGGAAATTGAGTTGGGGGTACTGCTTAACAATGGTAAAAACGATTACTAAAAAAGAAGCTGAACAGCTTATCAATGATACTGTTTCAAAAACGGTCGAAGAACTGATGAAACAAAAGTTAATCAAGAAGAAGGATTTGAACACGTATCAAAAAACAGAACAGATCCTTTATAACTACAATAATTTTAAAAATGTTGTAAAGGATAAACAGGAAATGATAGAACAGATTAAACAAGTTGGAATATCTAAAACAAGCTGTTCTTTCATTCCTATGCCACAAGATACAGGTTATAAATATATTCCAAGTGAAGAAGAAAAAAAAGATAATGAAATAACTGTACTCGAAGCATCTATTGCAGTTACCAAGAACTATATTAGGATTATAGACAATGCGCTTAAAACAATAGCTGATGATCCTTATTACAAAGTGATTGAAGATTGCTATTTCAATGGCAAGAAGTATTCAACAGTTGCTAATGAATGGGCATTTCCAATTAGTGATGTTGCAATTGGTAAGAACAAAAACAGGTTAGTAAAGAAGTTATCAATCTACCTGTTCTCTGATGATGTAATTAAAGAATTGTATTCATAAAAAAGATGTCCATATTGGGCATCTTGTTTTGTTTTAAGATGATGTAATTCGTTTTCTTGACATAAGTTATTTTTAGGTTATTTTCTAGTAATTTACTTATTATATTTAGATGATATAATGATTATAGTGAATAAATATAGTTAAGGTATATGTGTTGTGAGGGGTTACTCTTCACATATAAAACAGTATATAAGAACAATGGGTTATCAAATATTATGGTAGCCTTTTTTGTTTGCTGATTTGATACAACTATTAATTAATATTACAAATAATAATGCCAGCTATAAAACAATATTCCCGTGTGAAGTGTTTTTTCATTTTAAAATTATTCTCCTGAATTTTTATAAAATCTAATATTAATAGTTGTATCTAATGAGTGAATAAACGTGAGTAGAATAAAAGAAAGGAAGTGGCATTGATGAATTATAAATTGACACCTAAACAAAAATTATTCGCTGATGAATATTTAATTGATCTTAATGCCACTAGAGCATATAAGGCAGCTTATAAGAGCGTTAAGAAGGATGAAACAGCAAGAACAAATGGAAGTAGAATGCTAACAAATGCTAACGTATCAAAATATATTAAAGAGCGTATGAATGAGCGTTCTAAGCGCACAGAAATAACGCAGGACAATGTTTTAAAAGAATTAGCTACAATAGCATTCGCAAAAGTAACTGACTTTGTAACGATAGAAAACGGTGTTGTAATAGTAAAAGATACGAAAGATATACCAAAAGATTTGCTACCTGCCATTGCTTCGATCAAAGAAGGTAAAAATGGTATTGAAGTAAGTTTTTATAACAAAGATAAGTCACTGGAACTGTTGGGTAGGCATTTGGGTATGTTTAATGACAAAATAGAAGTATCGGGAACTATCAATAATCCTATGGAAGGATTGACAACTGATGAATTGAAGAAGCTGATAGATGATGATTGATAAAGCAATGATTAAACTTCAAGCAAAGATAGAACTTGCAAAGCGTGAGTTCTTTTATTTTTGCAATTTAAAAGCGCCTGATTTCTATAAACGTGATAGAAAGTATTTAGTTGATTTATGCAATGACTTACAAGCATTCTATGAATCTGATGAATATGATGCGCTTATCATCAATGAGCCACCTAGACATGGAAAATCAAGAACTGCCAGCTTGTTAGTTGAATGGATATTGGGAAAAAATCAAGATGAAAAGATTATGACTGGTTCATACAATGAAACATTATCAACTATGTTTTCTAAAAATGTTCGTAATGGAATCATGGAAACAAAAGCTGATCCAATGAAACCTGTATATAGTGATGTATTCCCAAATGTAAGAATCAAGCGTGGTGATGGTGCTATGAACTTATGGTCATTAGAAGGTGGTTACAATAACTATCTTGCTACTTCACCAGGCGGAACAGCAACGGGATTCGGTGCTTCTTTGCTGGTGGTTGATGATTTAATTAAATCTTATGAAGAAGCGTGTAACGAAGCTACAAAAGAAAAACACTGGGAATGGTTCACTAATACCATGCTTTCACGTTTGGAAGAAGGCGGTAAGATCATTATTATCATGACTAGATGGGCAAGTGATGATTTAGCAGGGAAGGCATTAGAAGAACTGCCTGAAAGTGGCTATAAAATTAAGCATATAAACATGAAAGCGTTACAGGACGATGGAACTATGTTATGCGAAGAAGTCCTTTCACGTAAGAGTTTTGAAGCCAAAAAGAAAGTAATGGGTGAAGATGTTGTTAGCGCAAACTATCAGCAAGAACCTATTGACTTAAAAGGTCGTTTATATACGTCATTTAAAACATATGATGGTGAGTTGCCGCAGTTTAAATATATCAAGAATTACACAGATACAGCCGATACAGGTAATGATTATCTTTGTTCGATTAATTATGGGGTTACATTCCAAAATGAAGCCTATATTCTTAATGTTTTATACACTAAGGAAGGTATGGAAGTAACAGAGCCAGCACAGGCTAAAATGATGTTTGAAGATGAAGTTAATATAGCTGATATAGAATCGAACAACGGTGGTAGAAGTTATTCAAGAAATGTTGAAAGAATTATGAGAGAAAGATATAAGACAAATAAAACAGTCTTTAGACCATTTCATCAAAGCAAAAACAAGGCTGCTAGAATACTTTCTAACAGTACATGGGTTATGGAACATATATATTTCCCTCATAACTGGAAACATAGATTTCCTGAATACTATGAAGCCATGATGAAATATCAAAAGGAAGGTAAGAACAAACATGATGATGCACCTGATGCTACAACTGGAATTGCAGAAAAGATAAGCAAAGGTGAAATCTATTCATGGGATTAGAGAGGTGAAAGAAATGAATGGACCAGGATATTTTAAAGGAAAAGAAGTTGTAGATGTAATACAATATAGTGATATGCACAGTGTTAGATTTAATACACCATATGCTTTTTATGTTATTTGCAAAGATGGTTCAAAACATGAAGTTAGTAGTGATGAAGCTAAAAAGCAAGCTGATTTTTTGTCTCGAAAAGAAGAAAAGAATAGCAGCATGAAAATCAATGTTTTAGGTACTGAATATGATGTTGAAATGCTAGAAGAACGTGATGAAACAATGAAAGCGTTAAATGCAGATGGTTATACTGATATTTCTACTAAGGAAATAAAAGTTTTAAAACCAGAAGAAAAACCTGGCAATCAAAAAAATATTTTTAAATATCAAAATACTGTATTAAGGCATGAGATTATTCATGCTTTTTTATATGAGTGCGGAATTGACTATAATATGCAGTTTCACAATGAAGAAAGCGTTGATTTTTTTGCAATACAGTTTGATAAACTTGCAAAGATTTTTGAAGATGCAGGGTGTAAGGAGTGATTAAATGCTTAATGCGATAAGAAAAGGAGTGAGTTGGTTGGATGCTAAGTTGAATAATCCATTAGAAGAAACAGCAAATAACTTGAAGTGGCTTGAATTAGAATTGGAAGCGTGGCTTGATTCTAAAGAACGTGAGGATCAAATAAAAGCGGATAGGTATTATAGAGATATACAAGATATAGCTAAATACAAGCGTATGGCAATTGGTGAGGGTGGCGAACTTGAAGAAGTCAAGAACATGCCCAACAAAAGGACACTAGACAATCAGTATAAAAGACTTGTCAATCAGAAGGTTAATCATTTGGTTGGTAAACCTTTTGCTATCGACACAGAAGAAGCGTATTCTAAAGTATTGAGCAAATACTTTAAGAAGCGCTTTTTTAAATTGCTGAAGAGTGTTGCGAAAGATGCTAACAATGGTGGTATCTCTTATCTATACCCATACTATGATGATAATGGTGTTTTCAAGTTCAAACAATTCAAGTCATATGAAATAAAGGTGTTTTGGCGGGATGATGAACATACTGAAATAGATTTCTTTTGGCGCTATTATAAAAAGCCAGTTAGATTCTCAAATGGTCATGTTGAAGATATAGAACATCTTGAAGTGTACACAATAGAAGGTGTTAGATACTTTATCTATAAAGGTGGAAGATTGCTATATGATCAAGCAAAAGGTGAAAGAATATATAATTATCTTACTTTTGTCAAAAGCGTTGGTGGTGAAGTTGTTGAAGAACAGTCATTTCAGTTTGAAAGAATACCACTTATTCCGTTCAAACTAAATGATATAGAGCATCCATTGTTAAAGCGTGTCAAATCACTTCAAGATGGTATTAATACAATTACAACTGTATTCACAAACAATATGCTTGAAGATAGTCGTAACACCATTCTTATTATTATGAATTATGATGGTGAAAATTTAGGTGATTTCAGACATAACCTAAGCACTTATGGAGCTATTAAGGTTAGAAACACCAATGAAGAAAAAGGTGGTGTTGATACACTTCAAATTGAAGTCAATGCAGAAAATTATAAAGCAATACTTGATATATTCAAAAGAGCAATCATTGAAAATGGTGGTGGTGCTGATGTCAAGAACTTGAACAGCGGAACACCCAATCAAATGAATATTCAAAGTGCTTATTATGATCTTGAACTAGATACTAATGACACGGAAACAGAGTTTCAGGATTCATTGGAACAATTGAAGTGGTTTATTGACTTTGACATCAATCAAAACGGTCAAGGTGATTTCTTTGATGTGGATGTTGATTTCATATTCAATCGTGATATGCCACAAGATGAAACTTCAATTATTGATAATTTGGTTAAATTAAAAGGTATTATTAGTGATGAAGATATTATCAAGCAACTTCCTTTTGGTGATTCTCAAAAGTTAATTGATAATATGAAGAAACAAAAAGAAGAACAAAGGTATGAAGTATTAAAAGAGTATGCGAATGCTTTTGTAAATAATCCACGAATCAACAATGAAGGTGATGAATAATGCCTGGTAGTGATTATTGGAAAAAGAGATTTGAACTGCTTGAAGATGCCATGAATAACAAGGGTACGCAATATATGAAGGATTCAGAAGCAATATATCGTAAAGCTATAAGTAACACTGAAAAAGAGATTTCGAGGTGGTATACACGTTTTGCTGATAACGAAGGTATAAGCTATCAAAGGGCGGTTGAAATGCTCACTGGCGATGAATTAAAAGAGTTTCACATGGATGTGAAAGAGTACATTGAAAAAGGTAAAACACTAGGTGTCTCTGATCAATGGGCGAAAGAATTAGAACGTGCATCTACAAAGGTCCATATAAGCAAGCTAGAAGCCCTGAAATTACAAATGCAACAACAGGTTGAGGAATTGACAGGAAAGAAAGTTAAGGACATTACTCATCTTATGAGCGATATATATAGCGATACCTTTTATAAAACAGCTTTTGAAATTCAAAAAGGCTTTGGTGTAGCTACTAATTTTGCTAAGTTGGATAAGAAAGTTGTTGATAAAATCCTTGTTAAACCATGGGCATCTGATGGTTCAAACTTCTCAGAACGTATTTGGGGAAGTCATAGAGCGCAGCTGGTTAACAAACTGCACGAGGGATTAACACTGAATCTTATACAAGGGAAACCGCCTGATAACTTAATAAAGGAGATTGTAAATACATTTGAAGTTGATAGAAAACGTGCTGCCACATTGGTATTTACTGAAAAGGCATATTTTCAATCACTGGCACAACATGATTCGTTCAAAAATTTAGGCATTGAAGAATATGAAATTGTTGCTACATTGGATACTAAAACATCAGAGATATGTCGAGAAATGGATGGTAGGCATTTTAAATTAAGTGACTATCAGATAGGTTTAACTGCTCCGCCTTTTCATCCGAGATGCAGAACTGCAACCGCTCCGTTCTTTGATGATGAATTTGAAGATGAAGTTAAACGTGCTGCAAGGGGTGAAAATGGTGACTATTACACTGTACCAGCAAACATGAAGTATGATGAATGGTATAGAGGGTTTGTTGAAGAGGATAAAAATACTCTTGATAAATATAATCTTACTAAAAATATAGCCACAGTAAGTACGATAAAAAAAATAATGTCTTCCCAGTTAAATCAGTTAACAAAAAATGAAAGACTTGTTTTAACTAAAATGACAGGCGCTTTATCAAACAATATCAATTATAGAATTGGAAATGGTGGAAGGCTTGATAAGTTTGCTGATCAGATTGCATTGATTGATTCGGCACTTGATAAAGGTGTAGTTCCTGAAGAAATTAATCTTATTAGAAAAACAATTCCTGAATATTTGTTTCCTGGCATAGAGAAAATAGATTTAGCTTTTCTTCAATCGCAAATAGGTAGAATAATTGAAAATCCAATATATTCATCAACCTCTTTTATAGATTTTAATTATCCGCTTAGAAATCTTGTTATTCATCTTAAAGTACCTAAAGGATATAGAGGCGCTTTATATATAAGGGACATTGCATATGACACTTACAAAAAACAAGATGAAGTATTGTTCAAACGTGGATTGAAGTATATCATTACTGATGTTAAAATTAAAGATGGGAAGTATGTAATGTACGCAGAGGTGATTGAATGATGAAACACGAAGATGATAATTTATTTTCAACGGAACATCCTGATATTGAAAAATATATTTATTGGACTGATGAAGAAAAGAAATTAATTGAAGAAGCAGAAAAGGATATTCTGCCTGGTTTACGTGATTATCCATCATATTCAAAAATAATTGACAGCAGTATGATGAATGAAAAAGAACGTAAACAAACAACTGAATTTAGAAAGCGACTTGTTAAAGAGGGTAAATTAACACAAGAACGCTTTGAAGAATTAGAAAATATGTAATAAAGCATTCACTAATAAATGGTGAGTGCTTTTTTTATCCAAAAAATTAGAAAGGGGTGAAAAAGTGGATATTAAACTTACACTAGAAAGCAAACAATTATATCCAGCAGTTGTTAATTTAAGGCAATTTTCAAATAGTACGGATATATTAAAATTTGAAATGTCTGATTATATGTATGAAACAACTGATTTATCAAAACTGTACTGCTATGCAGTTTGTGATATGGGTGGAGAAATTGACGAAGTTAAACTTGAAACAGAAGTTGTAGAAAGTAAGCTAAAGATAACTTGGAAAGTTACTGGCTATACTACACAACAGGATGGGCATATCAATTATCAAATTGTATTTAAAAACCTTGATGAAGAACAAACTGTTTTGTGGTTTTCATATCAGGGTATTGTTTTTGTTAACAGTTCAATTGATGCGGATGGATATATAGCAGCTAACTACCCATCTATCCTGCAGCAGTGGGAAAAGAGAATGAATGATGCAGATTTTAATTATAATCAAGTTCTCGAAGAAGCAAAAAGGCAAACCCAGCTTGCTGCTGAAGAAGTGAAAAAAGCTGAACAAGAAGTAACAAAAGCGAAAGAACAAGTTCGTATTGCAACAGAACAGGCTAAAAATGCTACTTCTGAAGCAAATAGGGCTTCTTCCAACGCTGATAAAGCTAAGAGTGAAGCTGATAGAGCAGAAACAATGAAAGATGCCATAAACAAACTTATTGGATATGAACCAGTAGATGCGATTGGCATGGAAGTAGCACAGGCGCGTGGTAAATATGATTTATTAGGTGAACGACTTGATGCAATGGATGAAAAAGTAATAATCCAAGAGAAAGATGGGAGTACCAAATCAGCAGCATTTAAATTTATTGTTACTGATGAAATAAAAGTACCTGCATCTAATGAAATAAAAGTAAGCCCGAATATGGGTATTAAATTAGAAGACTAGGAGGAAATAGAAGAATGTCTAAATTAAATAAAGTAAGAGTACAACTGTTAGATGAGGAAACAGGCTCAGTATTAGAAGAAGTAGATGTTATGACAAGTGCTGATGCAGTGAGTTTTGCTGACGGTCAAACATTTCAGCAAAAACTAGATGCTGGTTTATTAAAAGGTCAAAAGGGCGATACGGGTGCGATAGGACCTAAAGGTGATACTGGACCTCAAGGAGAAACAGGACCTAAAGGTGCGACAGGCGATGTTGGACCTAAAGGAGAAAAAGGAGATACGGGTGAAGGATTTAGTATCTTCAAAACATATGCTTCTGTTGCTGCAATGAATGCTGATAAAGCAAATGTGCAACAAGGGAAATTTGTATTAATCGCTTCAAATACAGAAGATGTTGACAATGCTAAACTATATGTAAAAGGTGCAACTGATTTTACATTCTTAACCGATTTGTCGGGGGCTCAAGGTATCAAAGGAGAAAAAGGTAATACTGGAGCAACAGGTCCACAAGGATCTCAGGGTCCAAAGGGAGATAAAGGAGATACAGGAGAAACGGTAAGAGTTGGTACAGATTATTCAACAGCAACTCAAGCAAAACTGTTTTTTAAATTAATTAATTAAAAGGAGAAAAAAGAATGGCAATTAAAAAGGGTCAAATGACCGATAATGAAACGGGAGATTTATTATACTTTCAAACATCTTATGATATGGTTACAGATAAGCCTGCAAATTTTCCACCTTCAAACCATAATCACGATGATCGTTATTACACAGAAGCCGAAATGAATACCAAGCTAACCGCAAAGCTTGATACAACTGGTAATGCAAGCAATGTGACTAATACTTTTACACAAGCCAGTACACTTGCAAATTTAACAACTGGTGAAAAATTAAGTGTTTCATTTGGTAAAATTATGAAAGCAATTGCTGATTTGATTTCTCATATTGGGAATAAGTCAAATCCTCATGCGGTTACAAAGGCACAAGTTGGATTAGGAAATGTTACTAATGATGCCCAAGTTAAAAGAAGTGAAATGGGTGTGTCTAGCGGTGTAGCAACACTTGATACAACTGGTAAAGTACCTAGTTCCCAATTACCTAGTTATGTTGATGATGTACTTGAATATACAAATAAAGCAGGTTTCCCTACAACTGGGGAAAGCGGGAAAATCTATATTGATAAAGCAACAAATATTACCTATAGATGGAGCGGTACCGCTTATGTAGAAATTAGTCCATCGTTGGCATTAGGTGAAACTTCAAGCACTGCATATCCAGGTAATAAAGGAAAAACAACAACAGACAATGTTAATGCGATTTTAGCAGGAACAAAAGTTGTACCTAAAGCAGAAGATGCGAATACATTAGATGGTAAAGATTCAACCAATTTTGCCAGTGCAGCAGATTTAGCTAAGAAACTAGATAAATCAGGCGGTACTATGGAGGGTGTTTTTAATGTAGATACTCTTTATTTTAAAGTCAATACTGCTAGCGGATATAGACAAGCCTTTGGAACAATACGTGGTGGTTTATTGGCATTGGGGTCTGACGAATTGCCCGCAGCTTTGTATGGTTATGATAAGAATCAAAAGCCACAATGGGTATATAAAGAAGGTTCGAACTATGTGTTTAAAGATTTAGCACTTAAAGATGATATTTACCCTGTTGGCGCTATCTATATGAGCGTTAGCCCAACTTCGCCAGCGTCTTTGTTTGGTGGTACATGGACGCCGTGGGCAAAAGACCGTGTACCAATTGGTGTTGGAAGTGATAGTGATTTTAACACCGTTGAAAAAACGGGTGGAAGTAAAGAATATGAGTTGCGAGCATTAATCGGTGCAGTTGCGGGAAATGTTAATACCATCGGTTATGATAGTGAACCAGTTGTGGCGAAATATGGTTCTTATGATATGGTAATTGACGCTAGCGCTGGGGCTAAACCGCAAGGAGCAAGTAATACTACTAGGGTTGTTAAATCTGATGGTAATCCTGCTACAACCGTACAACCATATATAACCTGTTATATGTGGAAACGTGTTTCTTAAAGGAGAGCAAATATGAGAGTTTTTAATGAAGATAAAACACAGGAATTAAAAGAATATGATTTAAATAAAGGACATTTGAAACTAGATAAATTATTTATTAGACATCACGAAGCTGTAGAAGAAATTAAGGAACAATGGCACTACGAAACTATTGCGGAATATCCGAATGGTGGTAAAGATGTATCAAAAGTTATTGACGTTCCTTATCAAGCGCCTCAAGAAGCGTTTGACGAGTACGAAGATATTTATGTTTATATTTCTTATACTGATGAAGAACTTGAAGAATTGAATAAACCAAGTGAATTAGAAATATTAAAACGAGAACAGGAAGTAACCGCACAAGCGATTCAAGATTTAATTTTAACAATGATGGGTGGTGAGTAAAATGGCGAATTTTTTAGTTTACAGAATCTTAGATGAAAAATTAACGTATGACAAAGTACCTCAAGCATTAAAAGCAGAAGTCAAACGAATTTTAATTGAATTAGGACATGAAGAATTGATTAAATAATAAGGCACTCATTTGATATGGGTGCTTAAAATTAAATAACTATTGATAACTAAGACATACCTTAAACGGTGTGTCTTTTTTATATATCGGTCAAAACAAGACCTAAACATGAAAATTCATTGGTGGCAGTAACCACCTAAAAAAACTTAACAATGAAAGGATGAAACAAATATGAAAACAGCATTTTTAAAAGGATTGGGATTAGAAAAAGAAGTCATTGATGAAATCATGGCTGAAAACGGTAGGGATGTTGAAGCTGAAAAAACAAAAGCAAAGGATCTTCAAACACAACTTGATACTGCTAATAACACGATTAAAGAACGTGATAAGCAGTTAGAAACATTAAAAAACAGCCCTGATAACCCTGAAGAATTAAAAAAACAGATTCAACTGTTACAGGATGATAACAAAGCTGCTAAAGAAGCACATGAAAAAGAAATGAAAGATTTGAAAGTTGCTAATGCACTTGAAAAAGCATTAACAGAAGCAAAAGCAAAGAATTCTAAAGCGGTTCAGGCACTTCTTGATTTAGGTGATGATGTTGAACTTAATGAAGATGGAACTATCAAAGGACTTGATGAAAAGATTAAGGCTTTGAAGAAATCTGATGCTTATATGTTTGACGATGCAAAGCCATCAACAAGTGTTAAAGGTGCAAATCCATCTAGCACTAATCCAAGCAATCCAATTGATCCAGGCTCTAAGAAACCACAGGAAAAATCCTATGAAGATTTTCTTGCTGAAGTAGAAGCAGAGCAAAACTAAATTAAAAAGAAAAGAGGTAAATATTAATGGGTAAACAATTTAATGCAAAAACGTTTAATGAAGAAGCATTTGGGCGCTATATGGAAGCAGTGCCTGATGTAAAAAGAAACAAATTATTAGAATCAGGCGCAATTACAGGCAATGCAGAATTAAGAAACTTATTCGCAAATCAAACAGGTTCTTATTTTGGCACTATTCCATTCTATGGTAACTTAGACCAAACAGAACCTGATAACTATGATGGTGCAACAGATATCACCGCTGATACAACAATCACATATCAACAAGGTGTATTTGTCTATGGTAGAGCGAAAGCATGGACTGAAAAAGATTTCTCTTATGATATTACTGGTGGTGTTGATTTCATGGCTAATGTGCGTGATAAATTAATCAAATACTGGTATAACGTAGACCAAGATACATTACTTGCTATTTTAAGCGGTTTATATTCAATGAAAGGTGCAAAGAACTTAGAATTCGTAAATGGTCATACAAATGATATTTCTGAATTAGAGGGTGAATTAGGTAATGTTGGTGCTACTTCGTTAAATAACACAATTCAAAAAGCATGTGGTGATAATAAAGATATCTTTAGTTTAGCAATCATGCATTCACAAATCGCAACTAACTTAGAAAACTTAAATTTATTAGGTTACTTAAAATACACTGATTCAAAAGGTGTTGAACGTGATTTAGGTATGGCAACATGGAATGGTAGATTAGTTATTATTGATGATTCAATGCCTGCTAAAACTGTTGCAGCAAAATATATTAGATGTGAAAAAACATCAACAGGTGCTAAATTAGTTAAAGATTCAGGTGCAGCAGGTGATACAGAAATCAACAAAGCAGATGTAACAGGTGATATTTCTGATATTAAAGCTGGTGAATATGTTCGTTTGTTAGCACAACATACTAAATATGAAACTTACGTATTAGGTAATGGTGCAATTAACTTAGAAGATATTGGCGCTAAAGTTCCTTATGAAATGGCACGTGATCCAAAAACAAATGGTGGGGAAGATACACTTTACACTAGAAAACGTAAAGCAGTTGCAGTTCCAGGATTCTCATGGTTGAATAAATCTGTTAAATCATTGTCACCAACAAAAGCAGAAATTGCAAATGGTGATAACTGGTCATTAATTAATGATGGTACAGAATCACCTAAAAAATACTATGATCCTAAAGCTATTGCCATTGCTAGAATCATTTCACGTGGTTAATGCTTATGTTTGAAACAATCAAAGATGAAGTAATTAAAAGGCTTGATTCACTTAATTACAAGGTAAATGAAGAAAAAGATAGCTTTGTATTGAAGTTCATCATTGATAAAGTTGAACAGGATATTAAAAATAAGACAAATCAAAGTGAAGTTCCAAGTGGACTTCATTTTGTTTTTGTTGAACGTGTTTGTGGTGAGTTCCTAAATGGTATGCGCAGTTCAAATATGCTTTCTGATGAACAGATTGAAGCTACAGTGACTGCAATTAAAGAGGGTGATACACAAGTATCATTTGATAAAGATTCTTCACCACAAGCCGTTTTTGGTGCTTATTTGAAATATCTAATGAATTATGGTAGTGATGATTTTGCTAAGTATAGAAAGTTTGTGTGGTGATTCATATGAATGCAGTTAGAAAAGCATTAGAAAGTATGTACAAAGATACTTGTACTATCTATGAAAATCAAAAAATTAAAGATCCTAATACTCATGTAACAAATTTTAAAGAAGTTGAAGTATTAAAAGATATAAAGTGCAGATTGTCATTTTCAAATGTGACAAACGCTGAAAAGGGTGATGCGGTGACTATTGCGCAGGTTACAAAACTATTTATTGCGCCTGAAATAAATATCAAAGCAGGATCTAAACTGGTTATTACCCATGAAGGAGTTACTACTGAATACACAAGAAGCGGTGTTCCTGCCATACATTCAAATCACCAAGAAGTAGTTATTGAATTGTTTAAGGAATATGCATAATGGCTAAATGGGGAAACTGTGATTTTAAACAGCTTCAAAAATTACAAAAGAAAATGGAGAAGTTTGAAAAGGCTGATCTTGAACAGTTTTGTGAAATGTGTGCTAAACATTTAGCTGCAAGACTTTTAGCAAGAGTTATTAAAGCTACACCCGTTGATACTGGCACATTAAAACGTTCTTGGAGTGAAGAAAATAAGAATGTTTATGTTGAATATAAGGGGAATGAATTTATATGTGAAATTATCAATTCAACGGAATATGCAATTTATGTTGAGTATGGACATAGACTAAAAGGGCATACAGGCTGGGTTCATGGTTATTTTATGTTGGAAAAATCAACACTTCAACTGGACTTACAAGCACCAAGAATTATTGAAAAATTACTAATGAAGAAATTGGGTGAGATATTCAATGATTAATGAAATTATGGATGCTATCGCTATTAAACTGCATGAAGTATATGGTGATGAATACGAAATACATCAAAATGATATTAAGCAAAGTTTGCAAGAACCTTGTTTTTTAATTACTCTTATTGACAGTGAAAAAGAGAATCTATTAAATTTGCGTTCTAAGCGACTTTTACCGTTTGATATATTATTCTTCTCTAGCAGTGGAAAAAATCAATGTCATAGCGTTTCTGACACGCTTATGAATGAGTTAGATATGATCAAATGTATTGACGGTGATTTACTTCACGGTACAAAAATGAGAAGTGAAATCATTGACGATGTTCTTCATTTCTTTGTCAGCTTCAATTATATAGCAGTAGTTAAAGAGGAAGAAACTGGATCAATGGAAACATTGGAAGTTAGCAGTAATACAAAGGAGTGATTATATGGCTAACACTAAAACAAAAACGATTCAAAAAAAACAGGATGCATCTTTTTACAAGGATGCATTTTTAAATTCTAAAGTATTTAGAAATAAAAAGGATTTATTAAATGCCATTTTAGAAGATGGTAAAAAATATACAACTAAAGAAGTCAATGACTTGTTAAAAAAAGAA